CACCTTGGTTTTCTTGTAAAGCATTAATACCTAAATAAACATTATATAAGTAAGAATCTAAATCAGCATTACCAGTGTATGGTGGAATTAAAAACATAATTACCTCCGGTCAGCAAGCTTAGCATCAAAGGCATATAATGGAAGTCTCCAGTTACCCATAGAAGAAATTTTAAAGTTCATAATACGACCATTTACCCTTGGATCAACTTTATAACCTTGTGATCTTTGATTATTTGGTTCAAATACAAATAAATCTTCTGAGGTAAATTCTGGATTATCTACATAATTATTTTGAGCTTTGACGTAAATATTAATTTCGGAATCTAAAGGTACCGTATCAAATACAGGATATAAGGAGTTAATTAAACTACTTGCACTAACTTGACCTGTGTTTAACTTTCTCTTTTCAATATAAGACTCATAAGGTACTAAATTAGTACCATTCCACATTACATATGAATCATCAGTAATAAGTGTTTGAGTAGTATTAGTAGTCATATATAATACTTTATTACTGTACTGCCATTGATTAGCAATATTACTAGGTCCATTAAATATCCAAGACACATTTGATAATTGTCTTTTAGTCCATGTATTGCTTTTATAATTAAAAATTAAAGCTTCATTACAAACAGTTGAACTACCTTTAGGATAGTTAATCCAGATTTCTTTATAAAAGGGATTTCTTACCACTTGTACTTTATTAATAGCTGACCTATTTAAGTTTCTAAAGAAATATCTTTTAACTCTACCATCTGCAATAGGTTCAATTTGTCCTGATCCACTATGAATATAAATATCATTATTATCTACTACAAAATGCCTACCTTCAAACTCAACAACGCAGTCGGTATTTAAAATACCATATGAGTCAGAGTAACCACTTACATTAGCTCTACCTTGGTTAATAGACAACATACTGATACTATCAGATGTATAAATAAACATGTTGCCACGAAGGGTAGCCATATCTAGTACTGGTGAAGTTGAGGATAATTCAAACTCATCAGCAGTATCAGTAGTTAAACCGGGTTGCCATGTTTGTGGAATACCACCAGTAGGTGCTTGTACAGATACTCTAATAGTACCTGGTGCATAAGTAATTGTACCACCAGAACTAATAGTTAAATTACCAGCCACTAATGAATAATTTAATGCACGAATTACTTTGGCAGTTACTGTTAGTCCTGCGGTGTAATTCCAGTTTGGTAGTGGTTGTAATGCATTGCTTGCGTTAACACTACCGAACAAACAATATAATGGGGTTGATTTACCATTGTTAAATACAACAGCGTATCCACCATTAAAATAAGTAAATTGCCAGTCACTGTTTGCATATTCAGTAGCGGATGAACTGAACATGCTTGACTGATTACCAGCGGAATCTATACGAATAAAGTTACCATTTTTAGCAAAGATATTATATCCCTGATCTGGTCTTCTCCAATGCACACCAAAATCGGGTGCGATACTTACTACTCTACCAGTAGTTTCTCCGGTAATTGTTTGAACAGAATCATCAAAAAATCGTACATTAAGAACATCTGTAAAGGTGTTTGGCGGTACGATCATTTGAGGTGCATCTGTGTTTAAACCACCGGAACCTAATTGTTTAATTTGTTCTGACATATACGATCTCCATATTAAATCTTTTCTTTAATAAAGGCTCTTACTAATTGACCAACAATATCTGACCTTACGATATCGTCTACTGTAAACTTTACAATAGGGATTTCAATATTATGTTTCTCACAGATTTTACAAAACTTAATAATATTAGACCCATTATCAATATCTGACTGAGTAGCATCACCCATAAGAATCATCTTAGAGTTTTCACCTAATCGAGTTGTAATAGCTTTTAATTCTTCGATTGTAAGGTTTTGGCATTCATCAACTAGCACTAAAGAATTTTCAAATGATCTACCTCTAATAGTTTCAAGAGGCTGTAATTGAAGAATATTCTTTTCTAAAATATAATCGTATTTAGTTTTGCCTAGTTGTTTTTCTAGTACACTAATTAATGGTAATAACCAAGGGGTTAGTTTTTCATTAATATCACCAGGAAAGAAACCTAAAGATCTACCTGTTGGTACGTTACTACGGGTAAGAATAATATGATCATACTTACCTGTTAAATATAATTGAGCTACTTTAGAGGCAGCACAATAAGTTTTACCGACACCAGCAGCGCCTAGAGTGACGGTAATAGGGAATTCATGAATAGCGTCTAACAGTAGACGTTGATTTTCCGTTTTAGGTTGAATATGAAATGAACGTTCATCACGTTGAATACGTTCACTACGCTGCTTATGTACTCTTTTCAATTTATAATCCTTAACTACAGATTACCATTTAACTTTGTTTGCCCAATAAGCTGCGCTTAATGGACCCTTAGCAATATCTTTAGCATGTCTCGCTTTGAATGACTCTCTGCGATTACGATATGATTCAGACTCGCCTTCTTTTTTAGGGCTACCTTGTGTACCTTGTTCACCAAACCTAATAAGTCTTACTTTAGTACCTTCTTTAACAAGTACAGCATGAGACTTAGTAGGGTGACTGGGTGTCCGCTTAGGTTTATTATAGCCCTCGAATTTTTCACCTGCATATTCAATCATTATTGTTTCCTATTAGGTTCCGCCTACAGGCCAGAAGTGATTGTTTTAAGATTTCGGCTTTGGAAGCTTCCCCGATAAGAAATTCTGCATCCTCTCTAAATAGTTGTTCTCCAGTGCTTCCTGCTCCTGAGCAGACAGAGGTGCAACTATTAACTTCTTTGATGGTAATTCTTTCGGGGCGGTTCCGCAAGCTACTAACAATGATACTATGCTTAGAATTAATAGCTTTAATTTCATTTTCT